TTATGTGATATAACTTACGTTTCATTAGGTAATGGAGTAATGTTACATGGTTTAAAAGATAAAATATGGCCTGCATATCAAGAAGTACAACGATCAAATATGTCTAAAGCTTGCAGTAGTGAAGAAGAAGCTATAAAAACAGTTTATAAAAGATCTGAAGAGCATAATGAACAATGCCATTTTGAGAAAGTAGGAGATAAATATGTTGTTTATAGATCAAGAGATAGAAAAGTTTTCAAGAGTCTTAACTATTTTAGACCCGACTTACATCAATTCTTTACTCCAGAAGAAGTAGAGAATGCATAAAAATTAAAAAGTTTTGTACAAGAAGTGCTATTCACAAAGATTAAAAGGAAACAATAAACATTTAATCCATTTATGGACTGATGAAGGTTACTCAAGAACTGAGTGGACGAATTATGCCTATGAAGAGTGCCATGAAGCTGACGCTACTTTTATAGGTTTAAATGGCCAGGCTTTAAGAAAAACATCCCAATGGAAAAGAAATGAAAAAGGTATTCATTTCAATGATATGAACCCCCATCAAAAATTCCTAATAGAAAAATATGGTATAAATGATAAACCTTCAACAACTCATAAAGAAGTATTTTTTGATATTGAAACTGAAATGCTTGACTCATTAGGAATTGAAGACATTGAAAGAGCTGAGAAGAAAGTAACATCTATTGCTTGGTATGATAAACAAGCAGATCAATGGGGGATCTTAATTTTAGACACTAAAAATCAATTAAAACATACTAAAGCCAGAAATAAAGAAATCATTCCAGTCCAACATGAATCTGATTTATTATTTAAGTGGATTGAGAAATTAGAGGAAATTGAACCCGATATGTTAATAGGTTATAACTCCGATTATTTTGATATTCCTTATTTATATTATAGGATGAATTTAATTTTAGGAGAAGAAATAACCCAACGTTTTTCTCCAATCAATTCTATAAAATGTAGAAGAGGAAATCAATGGTGGTTTAAAAAAGATACTTATGTAACTATTGAAGGTATTGAGTCATTAGATTATATGAGGCTACATAAAAAATATAGTTGGGTTGATGAGCCAAGTTGGAAGTTAGATGACATTGGTGAAAAATATGCAGGTATAAATAAAATTGAATATGATGGTTCATTGGATAGATTATTTGAAGAAGATGTAAACAAATTTATTCAATATAACTTTCGTGATGTTGAAATTTTAGTTGAATTAGACAAAAAATTAGAATATTTAGCTTTAACTAAAAACCTATCCCATAAGGGTAAACATAATTATAGTGAAGTATATGCTAACACAAATACACAAGATGGTGCTATTTCAGCTTACTTATTAGATAAAGGAATTATTCCACCAAATAAAGACCCACATATTAATTATGATGATAGTTATGCTGGTGGTTATTTATTTTGTCCACAAGCAGGTATTTACAATTATGTATTTGATGAGGATTTAACATCACTATATCCTTGTATTATAATGTCTTTAAACATTGGTAAAGAGACTTTAGTAGCTTACATCATTGACTCTAATGACCGAAATAATAGATTAGGATTAGATGACTTAAAACAATTAGACCCTAGCCATTCATTATTAGTTAAAAATGCTAAAGGTAAAAGAGCCAATTTCACAGTTAAAGAATTACTTAACCATATCAAAAATAATAAATGGACTATTTCAGCTAATGGAACAATGTATTCAACTGAAAGACAATCAGTACTATCTACTATTTTAGCTAAATGGTTTGATGAAAGAGTTTATTACAAGGATGAAATGAAAAAAGCCTACAAAGCTGGGGATAAAGAAAAAGGTGAATATTATTATTTAATGCAATATACAATGAAAATTTTATTAAACAGTTTATATGGTGCTACTGCTTTATCAAGTTTTAGATATGGAAATAGAATCCTATCAAAATCCACAACTCTATCAGGTCAAAGAATTATTCAAGAGTCTGCTTTATACGCTAACACTCACATGAATAAAGTTATGAGGGGGGAATTAAAATTATTTACATAATATGAAGTATTTAGAACCAACACCTGATTTTATATGTAAACCTGAAGATGTTAATTACTGTGCCTATGTTGATACAGATAGTAATTATTTTCATGCTGAACCACTTCTAAAGTATTTATATCCTGATTTTGAGGATATGTCTGATACTAAAAAAGATAATGTTTTAGAGGAAGTAGCTCTCAAATATCAAGATCTTATAACAAAACATTATGATAATTTAGCTAAAAATACTTTTAATGTTTATAAATTCCCATGGTTTGAAAACAGAGAAAAAGACCATTGGTTAGAAATGAAAACCGAATGTGTCATCAGATCAGCTTACTTTAGAAAAACAAGAAGATATGCCCAATGGATTACGAAGCAAGAAGGTGTAAAAAAAGAAACACTAGACATAAAGGGTCTAGAATTTAAAAAATCTAATTTTCCACCTATATTAGGTAAGTTTTTTAAAAAAGCTTTAATTGACATTCTAAAAGGAGCTACACAAGAAGATATTGACAATAGAATTAAACAATTTAAAGATGAAATTATAAATGATAAAATTTCATTGATAGAATTAGGTAATCCAACATCCGTAAAAACTTTAAATAAATACATTTCTCAACCTGCCCGGGCGGGTGAAATGTTTTCCAAACCCGCAAAAGGAGCCCCAGCATCAGTTAAATCAACAATTGCCTATAACGATTTACTAAAATTTTGGGGATTGAATAAAAAACATAGCTACATAGCTCAAGGTGATAAAGTAAAATGGATTTATCTTAAACCAAACATTTACCAAGTTGAAGCACTTTCTTACTTACCTTTTGATATCCCAAAGAAGATACTTACATTTATAGAAACACATGCTGACAGACAAAAAATATTTGACAGTATATTACTAAATAAGCTTGAAAATTTTTATGATGACCTTGGATGGACATTAAATTTAAATTCTAATATAAATAAGTTTTTTGAATTATGATAAATAAATTAATACTTTCTTCAGTTATAAAAAAATATTACTTAGGAGAAATTGAACAAGTTAAATGGTCAATAAAAAATGAATCATTAGAAATTAACTTTATATCACCAACAAGGATATTAATTGGGAAAGTTAAATGTAAAACCTTCCCTATAGAAGACATTGACTTAGCAATTTACAATACTAAAAAATTAGATAATTTAATTAATATAACCCATGGGGATTTAATTTTAGATGTAACCAAACAAAATAAGATGCCTTTAAAATTAAACATCTCAGATCAAAATTATAATTTAAGTTATGCTTTATCTGACCCATTATTGATACCAAAAGTTGGTAAAGTAAAAAAACAAGATGATAATGACATAAAAATAGAGCTAGACAGTGAAAATATATTACATTTACTAAAAGCTAAAAATGCTTTAGCTGAAGTGGATAATATGTTAATTACTACACTTAAAGACTTAGATGGTCAACTTACTTGTGAGTTTATTTTTGGTGATGAACAAGGACATAATAATAAAGTTACTTATCAAATAATGGGTGAAATAAATAAAGACAATATTAAATTAAAATATAACTCAAATTTCTTTAAAACTATACTAAATGCTAATAAGGATATGGAAACTGGGGAATTAGAAGTAAGTAGTGAAGGTTTATTAAGAATTTCATTTTCAAATGAAGAAATTGAAAGTGAGTATTTTATGGTTCCACAAGAAGATGGAATTTATTAAAAATAAAAATTTTACATATTTATAAATGCAAACTTAGGTGCAAAAAGCAGCTCACCAGAATGGGAGCTAAGTATTAAAAACAACATAAATTTAAGAATTATGACTTATTTAAGAGAAATAGAAAATGGCTTAACGTCAAGAATTACATCACCCTTTGATATTCTAGCTAGAAATTTTTTCGACCTAGAATCACCCTTTCACCCTTTACATTCAATTAAACTTAAACATCCAGTTGATGTTTATGAAGATAATGATGGTCTTCATATAGAAGTTGCATGTACTGGGTTAGTAAAAGAAGATGTCTCAATTAACATTGAAGGAGACATTTTAAGAGTTAGTTATACTAAATCCGATGAAACACACGGAGATAGAGAATATCATTATTCAGGAATAGCTAAAAGATCATTTAACTTTGGATATAAAGTGAACAATAAATTTAACTTATCTGAAGTTGATGCTAAAATGGAAAACGGATTGTTAAACATAACTATTCCATTTTCATCACACGTAGTTGTGGAACCAAAATCAATAAAAATCAAGTAACAAAATTTGCACCTAAGTTTTGTTTATTAAAAAAAAGTTATTATATTAATCCTAAACAAAAATTTAATCAATGGAAAATAAATTTGAATTAGAAGCATTATTTGATGCTGTAATTGTTGAACCCCTAGAGGTAGAGGAAACAACATATGGTTCTATTGTAGTACCTGACCTGGGAAAAGATAGAAATGAACACGGTGTAGTTGTAGCTGTTGGCCCTGGAAGGCATGTTGCTGGGATAGGTTATATTGAAACTGAAATTAAAGTAGGTGATAATATTATTCTACCAACAATGGGTTTTACTAAATTGGAACATAAAGGCAAAGATTACTATATAGGTCAAGAAAACCAAATTTTAGCTCGAGTAAATACAACAACTTCAATTGAGGAAGTTTTAGAGCAAACAATGGAAGACAATAAAGAAGAAATTGAGAAAAAAATAAAAATCCAAGAAATACTAAATAAATAATTATGTCACAAAAAATTGAAATTGGCCCTGAAGCAAGAAAAAAATTATCTAAAGGAGTAGATACTCTAGCAGATACTGTAGTTTGTACTTTAGGCCCTAATGGGAGAAATGTTATCTATGTTAAAGATGGTAATGTTTTATCTACTAAAGATGGTGTAACCGTTGCGCAATCCATTAAAAATATTGAAGATCCAATTGAAGAATTAGGGGTTCAAATGATTAAGCAAGCTGCAATCAAAACAGCTGACTCAGCAGGTGATGGTACAACAACATCAACACTTTTAGCCAGAGAAATGATTAATATGGGTTTGAAAAAATTAAATGATGGTGCAAATGCTGTAGATATTAAAAGAGGAATTGATAATGGAGTTGATGCTATAGTAAAACACCTCCAAACTAATTCAGAAGAAATATCATCACAAGATCAATTAGAACAAATAGCAACAATTTCCTCAAATAATGATGAAACAATAGGAAAACTTATATCCAGAGCTATGGAAAAAGTAGGAATGGATGGGGTTGTTCATATTGAAGAGTCTAAAACCGGAGAAACATATCTTGAAACAGTTGAAGGTATGCAATTCGATCGAGGTTATAAATCACCTTATTTCGTTACAAATAATAACACAATGTCTTGTACATTAAATGACTGTTATATTCTTATTGCGGACCATAAATTTACACAGGTAAAAGATCTTTTACCTATTCTAGAAGGTGTTTCAAATACAAATAAATCACTTTTAATTATTGCTGATGATATTGATAACGAAGCATTAGCTACTCTTATAGTTAATAAAATGAGGGGTACACTAAAAGTATGTGCTGTAAAAGCACCTGAGTTTGGTGATAGGAAGAAGTTAGTTTTAGAAGATATAGCTACACTAACAGGTGGACAAGTTTTTACTAAAGAAAAAGGTATGAAACTTGATAAATTTTCTTGGGATTGGTTTGGTGAAGCTAGAGTTGTAACTTCAACTAAAGAAAAAACAACAATAATTGATGGTAAAGGTGATGAGGAAGCTATTAATAGTAGAGTTGAGGAATTAGCGCAACAAATTGAAAGAGCTGAAACACCATTTGAAATTGAAAAACTACAAGACAGAATGTCTAAGTTTGTTGGTGGAGTAGCTATTGTCCACGTTGGTGGAAATACTGAGTTGGAAATGCAGGAAAAGAAAGACAGAGTTGATGATGCTCTTCATGCTACAAAAGCAGCACTTGAAGAAGGTATTATACCAGGTGGTGGAGTAGCTTTACTTTATTCAAATGAAATTCCTAAAGAATTAGAAAATGGAAACCCGGATTATAATTTTGGATTGAGTATAGTTCAAAAAGCATGTCAAAAACCATTCGAACAAATTTTAACCAATGCTGGATTCACCCAAACTGATGCTTTAATGATAGCCAGACATAAATTAATTGACTCAGGTAATGATGATTGGAGTGGATATAATATTAAAACTAATAAAATTGTTAATATGAAGGAAGCTGGAATAATTGATCCCTTAAAGGTTACAAGGAGTGCTTTACAAAATGCAGCATCAATAGCTGGAACAATTTTACTAACTGAAGCTGTAGTTGTTGATAATAAAGAAGACAAAGACAGTAATGGAATTGACCCATCAATGTTAGGAATGGGAATGTAATATGGAAACAAAAGTAATTGAACATAATGAGCTAATAGCAAATAGAATAGCTCCGGGTGATAATTGGATTTTAGTAGATGACTCTAAAAAAATAATTCATAAATCAATCACAGATACATTAGAAGCATACTTAGGAAAAACAGGTTTTAAAGGGGAGTATAGATTGGCTCCCCTTGATAGTAAATTATATGCTATTAAAACTTCAGAAGAAGAAATCAAACCTGAGCCAATTAAAAGATATAATATCTATGGTGACGAGTATTAACTCTTAACGTATTTATAATAAAATATCTTAAAATGAAACGATCAGAACTCAGAAAAATTATCAAAGAAGAAATTAAAAATGTACTTCATGAAAATGAAGATTTTCTTAAAGGATTGAGTAATACTTTTCAAAATACAACTGCTGCCGATTTAATCTCCCCATCTGGTGAGGAAATTGAAGGAGAAGGGAATGAAAAAACAATTGAAATTCTCAATCAACTTAAACCTAAATTGGATATGGTGAGTAAAGAAATGAGTAATGATAACATCAATTGGAGCAGAGATGATATATACCAATCACTTTTAAATAGAGCTAAACGTTTAGGAACTCCAGGAAGAGGTATGAGAGACAGCCATGAAGATATCATATCATCAGCTGAAGCTGTTATAAAAAGTTGGATGGGATAATATGGAAAACTTTAACAAATTAATAAAAGAAGCCCTAACACCTGACTTCCTTAAAGAGTCAGTCTATGATGATCCAATAAAAAAGAAAGCTGAACAGAGATATAGGAATCAGGGTGGAAGTGTGAGCATACCTGGAGTTGGAAAGCCTTTTGAATCAATTAAAGTTATCCCTAAAGGGGAATATACAGTAGTAGAAGGTGATATGGATGGCCGATATTCCTACCCTAGATTCAATGTTACTTTATTAGAGCCTATGAAACCATTTGATCTTGCAGTTCAATTAGCACAAGAAACTGGGTGGATATCTCCTTGGAATTATTTAGAGATGAGAACGGGTCACAATTCTGAAAAACAACCCTTAACATTTCCTCTCCAACCAACATTATTTGATGAACCACTTAATGAAAATAAATCAATTTACGACGCCAAAATAAATCAACTTCCTAAAGAGATTCAAGATGCCTTAAAAGGAGAATGGGAAGATGATGACTTTGAAGATGTAACAGTTTATTATCATGAAAGAGGACCAAAAGAAGGAACTGGATATGTAAATTTTGCAATGTTCAATCCATCTGCTGGAGATGAACTTCATAAAAGTCTTACAAAAGCTGGACTTAAATTAGATCCTTTAAGGAGTTTTCAAGATGGTAACTTTATTAAAGTATATCTTAATGAATCAATTAATGAAGCTTCAACTAAAGGAATCGCAAAAATTGAAATTATTAACAAACTAGGACCAAGTACGAAACTGGAATTACCGTATGATTCAAAAGACCCGAATGAATTGAGTAGAGCTATCGACCTTATAAAAAAATCTAAAAACGTCAAAGATGTTAAAATTTTGGAACTGATAAAAGAATCAATTAATGAAGCAAAAGAACTTACTCAAGATGATATTTACAACTTCTTAAAACCAAAATTTAAAGACACTAAAAGAGCAACATATAAGGTTGACAAAGTAGGTAAACAAGTAGTTGTGTCTTGGAAAATAACTAAAACAGGCTATAAAGACTCTAAAGGTGATTTATTTGTAGACTTAGATGACATGGACTTTACTAGTAATTATGGTAGTGGAAAAAATTGGAATACTAAAGCTCAACTTCTCTCAGGATTAAAAAAATTCATTAGAGATGATGCTAAATCAATTCATGGATAAATAAAAAATAATATGAAAGACTTTAACAAATTAATAAAAGAAGCCCTAACACCTTCATTTCTAAAAGAAAATCAAAGACAAGGAACTGAGCAATATAAAGAAATGGGATATGAAATTTGGCATGCTGCACCTCATGGATATCATGCTGAAGCTTACCCCCAATTTGGTAATATTATTAATTCTCGAGCTTATTTTGACACTTATGATGAAGCCAAAGAACATGCTGAGAGAGAAATTGATGGTTATCTTGACGACACCCATTCATCTCATTATGATGATGCTTTAGACCCATTAACCTCCCTCAAAGATGATGAATTAGATTACTTTGGTTTCAATGAATCAGCCTATGATGATCCAGTAAGAGAAAAAGCTGAAAGAAAATTTGATCTTTTAGATAACATTAATACTTTAGATCAATATTTTTTAGATTTATCACCTGGTGATCCCGCCCAACGAGAGTGGGAAATATACACTGAAGATCTTTTTTATGATTACTCTGGAGATGGTGACTCAGGTTTTAGAGAAGTATATTGGGATGACATAGATGCTACAGATGTTAATGAAGCCATTTTATTTGCTTATGATTTAGCTGAAAGACATAATAAAAATGACATTCCAAACATTTACAGATCTTAGTTTGGCATACTAAATTAAAGTTATTATATTTAAAATAAAAGTTATGAAGGATCACTCTTTACTAGTGGAACGTTATCGTTCTAAGAATTTAAATGAATTTGTTGGTAATGAAACTATTAAAACCAAAATACAAAAATACTTAGATCAAGATGATATCCAGAATTTTATATTTTACGGTCCTGCAGGTTGTGGTAAAACAACACTAGCTAAATTAATAATTAATAATTTAGACTGTGATTTCCTTTACATTAATAGTAGTGATGAAAGAGGAATTGAAACAATTAGAGACAAAGTATCATCATTTTCATCATCCGCATCTTTTAAACCTATAAAGGTAGTCATATTAGATGAAGCTGACTTTTTAACAATTCAAGCCCAAGCTTCCTTAAGAAATGTAATTGAAACATTTTCACGAACAACACGTTTTATAATGACGTGTAATTTTATAGAAAGAATAATTGATCCCCTACAATCAAGATGTCAAGTATTAAAAGTTATTCCTCCATCAAAAGCAGAAGTAGCTAAGCACTTAGATGGAATACTTAAAAAAGAAGAAATTGAGTACTTAAATGATGATTTAAAATCAATTGTTAATACTTACTATCCTGACATAAGAAAAATGTTAAATACAATTCAACTATCTTCTAAAGATGGAGAGTTAGTGTTAGACAAATCAGTTATTGTATCCAACAACTACACAAAAGAAATCATTGATGAGTTAAAGAAGAAAAACACTAACTTTAGAGTCTTAAGAAAAATAATAGCAGACTCAGGTGTTAAAGACTTTGAAGAATTATATAGAATTTTATTTGACAAAGCATCAGAGTATGCTCCTGGTAGAGAAGGATCAGTAGCTGTAATTTTAAATGAACATCAATATCATTCAAACTTTAGAATTGATAAAGAGATCAATATAAGTTCTGCATTAGCCAAAATAATAGAAATCAAAAAACCACAAGTAATATGAATAAAAGAGAAACAATAGATGGTTATACTTTTAAGTATGATGAAGAAAATTCAATGTATGAATGTAGGGGTCGTGTTTGTTATGATGATGAGCATGATGAAGTCCCTGAAGAAAAACTATGGAAGGCTGCTTTAAAACTTGAACAAAAATTAAAAAATCAAGGATTAGAAGCAGAAGCTGATCATTCTGAAAAAGGATGGGTAGAAGTAACAGTATATGGATCAAAATAAAAAATAAACTATGAACACACAACAACCACAAATGAGTATTGACTTTGCTAATACTACACCAATTGAAGGATTCGATGGTGGCCATTTATTTGGACAAGCCTTTATAATGAGAAAAGTATCTAAATTTGTAGTTGGAGGAACTGAGGATGCTCTTCTCCCAATTCCAGTATTTTATTGTCTTGACTCAAAGAAAATTATTTTAGACTCACTACCAAAAGAATTAAGAGAAGAGTACTCTGAAATAGGAATATGAAAACAAAATCAATTTTTTGTTGGTTAGATGAAATAACTCTTCATAAAACACCAGCTGAAGAATTCACAGATAAAGACTGGGAAATATTTAACTCATGGCTCATACATAGATTCATAAGTATGAACGTATACTACACTGAATTAGCTGATTTAGCGCAATCTTTAATGCCAAATAATAAAAAACAAATATATAATTTATATAAAGAAATGATACCTAAAAGAAAAACTTACTTTAAATATATTAAAGCTAAGAAGTCAACAAAAAATAAAGAATTAATTGACAAAGTCGCATCTTATTTCAAGATTGGCTCCTCCGAAGCTTCTACTTATATTGATATAATGAGTAAAGATGATGTTATGACTTTATTGAAAGATATAGGCCATGATGAAAAAGAAATTAAAAAGTTATTAAAATGAATAAATGTCAATACTGTTCAAAAGAAACAGATTTACCTTGGATGTATTTAGCTATGACCCCGATTCAAGAAAATCTAGAAAAGAAAATAGATAAATTAGGTAGAAATGATTGGTTTAAAAAATTAGAAGACCCTACCATACCTGATTATGAATTAAAAGAATTAGATGAATTATCTTTTTATGACCAATTACTAAACACAGTAGGTAGAGGATATGCTTGCAAATCTTGCCTTGAAAAAGATGATGAATTATATGGAAAATATTATGGAGAAAAATAAAGACTCACTACAGTTAGTCAAAGAACAATATCCTGAGATTTACAATAGTTACAAAGTAATAATGAATGAACAATTTAAATTATTCTGTGATAAACATCTTGACTATGGAATGTCAAATATATCTGCGGGAACACAACTTGAAACTAGAGAGGAAATTGACTTTGCCCTAACAGGTTTATGGTATAGAATTTCTGATAAAATTAGTAGATGGAAGAATCTTATTATAAAGAAGAGAACAGTTGCGAATGAACCACTAATTGATACTTATCAAGATATTGTTAATTATGCTATTATAGCTCAAATGGTGGAGAAGAGGCAATGGAAAAAATAAACCATGGCAAGAAAAATACCTCAAATAGTAAGGGAAATTCAAGAAAAGAAAATTCCAAGTATAAATTATGCTTACCAAAAGAACATTTCCTACTCACAGTATTCAATGTGGAAGAAATGCAAGAAACATTGGTCACTCCAATATAGGGATGGTCATAAAATTTTCAACCCAAGTATTCATGCTTCATTTGGGACAGCCTTTCATGAAACTTTACAACATTATTTAAAAGTAATGTATGAAGTAAGTGGGGCAGCCGCTGATAGAGAAGATATTAATGGAATACTTAAAGAAAAGCTTAGGGAATGTTATATGAATGATTATAAGAAAAATAATAATCAACATTTTTCTAAACCCGGTGAGTTACAAGAATTTTATGATGATGGAGTAGCTATTCTTGATTTTATTAAAAAGAAAAGAAATAGATACTTTGGTAAGAAAGATTGGTATTTAGTTGGGATTGAAACCCCAATAACAATGGCCCCTCTTTCAAAATATCCTAATGTATTATATTTAGGTTATTTAGATGTTGTTTTATATCATGAACCAACTAATAAATTTAAAATTATTGATATAAAAACATCAACTAATGGATGGAGGGATAAAACTAAAAAAGATGAGGATAAGCAATTCCAATTAGTTTTATATAAGAAATTTTATGCAAAACAGTTTGGAATACCTAAAGAAAATATTGATATTGAGTTTCTAATTGTAAGAAGGAAAATATACACTGAAGGAGAATTTCCACAAAAACGTATCCAAGAATTTTCTCCACCATCAGGAAA